GCTGGGGGAGGTGGGCGGCGAAGTCGTAGGTCGGCCGGTTGAGGTCGAGCAGGTAGCGGTAGGCGTGGGCTCGGGTCTTGCCCCAGGAGTTGCGGGGCTTCCATGTTTTGAATCGGGCCTGGGAGACGTGCCGAACGTATTTGGGGGCCGCGGCCTCGTCGATCGTGAACGGCTTGATCCAATAAATATCGTCCATGTGCCAGATAAACCGCGGGAGCAGCTCGGCGGCGCGGAGGAGCTTGGAGTAGCAGTCGCGGAAGGCGTGAAACGGGCGGGCCTTGATGCGCGGCGCGTCAAGGCCCGCCCGTTTCTACCAGGCCGGCTTGTCGCCGATCACGATAACGCGGGCCGAAGGTTGCCAGCGGAGGACGGAGCGGATCGAGTATTTGAGCTCGTCGCCGACGGCGCCGGCCCCGTAGTAGGTGAAGACGAAGGGCCAGAGGGCGGCGGCGGCCTCGTCGCGGCGTTGGAAGGCGTCGGCGGCCCGGAACAGGGCGAGCTCGAGCTCGGCCGCGGTGGTGGAGGCGCCGAGTTGCTTCGCGATGCCGAGGAACCAGCGGACGACGCGGTCCTTTTGTTCGATCGCCTTTTCGGGTCCCCAGCGGTCGAGGATCGAGAGGAACGAGGAGCAGTCGCAAGCCGTCTTTTGCTCGCCGGCCCAGGGGACGAAGGCGAGGAAGGCGCGGCCGTAGCCGTCGGCGCGTGGAGGATCCGGAGCGCCGCCGTCGGCGAGGGCGGCGCGGACCTTGGCGGGGTAGAGGTCGTCAGCGGGCAGGCCGAGCTTGCGGAGCGCGACGCGGGCCAGGCCGATCGTGGAGACGTTGGCGCGGCGGGGTGCGTCGGACGCGAGACAGGCCTGGCAGTTGCCGGCGTGGGCGTCGACGTCGACCCCGGCGAGATCGGAGGCGACGACGCAGAGGCCGGCGCGGAGGTGTTCGCAGTCGATCGCGGGGGCGGCTTCGGGGGCGGTCATGGGTTAGGTTCCGCAGGTGTCGAGGATTTTGATCCAGGTCTCGCCGGTCCACTCGTAAAGACACTCGCCGGGGCAGTCGATCACGAGCGTTTGGTTTCGGCAGCTTGAGATAAACAGCTCGCCGATAAACGACCCCTCGATGCCGGGGGCCGAGGCGCATTGGCAATCGGGATCGGGCGGGTCGATCGATTCGGAGCTCGAAGACGACGACGACGACGAGGACGAGTCGGAGGAACTCGAGGACGACGAGGACGAGCTGGAGGAGCTCGACGACGAGGACGACGAGGACGAAGAAGAGCTGGAGGAGCTCGAGGACGACGAAGACGAGGAAGACGACGAGGACGAGTCGGAGGAGCTCGAGGACGAGGAAGAGGACGAAGACGAGCTGGAGGAGCTCGACGACGAAGACGAGGACGACGACGAGGAGCTTGATTCCTCGCAGCAGTTACAGGCCGGATCGGTGGGGCCGAACCATCGCATGCTAGGCCCCTTCGCTTTGGTCCCGCGGGCAATTCGCTTGCCAGACCCAGTAGCGGCCACACTCCCAGCGGACCAGGCCGGTATCGCCCTCGTCGAGGCCGACGAAGGCGCCGATCGGGTCGAAGATCGTCGCGGTATCGTGCGCGACGTCGTCGAGGTCGGTCAGCTCGGCGAGGGCGGAGCCGCCGGCGAGCGAGTCGAGCAGGGTGAACTTAAACCCGCGGCCTTCGTCGTCGCGGACGCCGAGGCGGATCAAGGCCCATTTCGGGCCGGTGCCGGCCTCGCGCCAGAGGATCCGGGCGGAGCCATGGCAATCGGTGGCGAGGTGGATCGCGGAGACGCCGTCGGGGATCGCGTCGACGTACTTGTGGGCGGCGTCGACGACGCGGATTCGGGCCGGGCAGACGCCGGCGACGATCGCCTTGCCGAAGCGGGTGTCGGGGATCGCCTCGGCGAGGATCCCCCAGCGGCCGCGGGCCGAGTCGCCGGGCGTGGTGGCCGTGGCGGTGGGGTTGCTGAGGAACTCGTCGAGGTTGACCGCCGGGCCGATCACTGGGGCGCCGATTTCGACGACGTCGCCGAGGCCGAGCGCGGCGCCGGTGTCGTTGCGGACACGGAGGCGGTTGGGGTCGACGACGCGGACGCCGGCCGGAGCGCCGCCGTTGAACTTATTGCGCTCGTATTCGGTGGCGGCCTCGAGGAACCGGTTCCAGTCGGAGGCGGCCGGGCGGAAGGTCTCGCCGGGTGAGACTCGGCGGGTATTGCCTTGGGTCATCAGATCCCCAGGGCGTTGAGGTCGGCGAACGTATAAACGCGCTCGACGTAGGCCGCGGTTGGGATTTTGATAATCCGGTTAGCGTCGAGCGAATCGTCGAAGCGGACCCATAGAAAATCCCAGCCGAGCTTGGAGACGGTAAACGATGTCGAGCCGCCGACGGGGGCGCTAACGATGTTAGGCGATGAGGCGAAGCGGTAATCGATTCGCCATTTATCGCGGCCGCGGCGGCGACCCGAGGCCCCGAGGAACAGGACCTCGCCGGCGGCGAATCCCTTGAAGGCGAGGGAATTAACCTTACCGGTGAGGTTGAAAATCCCCAGCTTGAAGGCGGAGTTGACGACAGAACTCGCGACGGAGATCGACTTGCCCCAGTTGTAAACCGGGATCGTGACGTCGGCCCCCTCGACCCGGTCCTCGCGGACGTTGACCGCGCCCTTGTAGTCGGGTGCGGTGTAGCCGGGTGCGGCGGTGCGGGTGATGGTGGAGAGGCTCGTCGAGATCCGTTGAGTACCGCCGCCGGTGTCGAACTCTTCCTCGGTGTTGACGTCGAACAGGGAGTACCGGGCGGTAGCGGTCCAGACGTTGCCCCCTTCGCTGGGGTCGATGTTGATGTACTCGAGGACCAGGTCTTCGGCGGTAGCCGGAGCGGTCGCGACGACGAGGGCGCGGACCTCGGCGTCGTCGTCGGTCCCCAGGACGACGTAGATTAGGTCGAACGCAGGGGATCGGCCGAGGGTCGAGGGCCTCGAGGTTGTTCGCTCGGCGATATAGGCGGTCATTGGTACGCGAGGCCCTCTTCGGTGTTCTCGGCCGTCTTGCGTGTCGCGGCGGCGATTTGCGTCAGGAGCGAGAGCTGGCGATCGGCGAGGCTATCGGCCCCGAGGCCGCGGACGGCGGCCCCTTGGAACGTGGAGGCGGTGTCGGAGACGGACTCGGCGCGGCGGGTGATCTCGTCGACCATTTCGGCCCGTTTGGTTTCGGCGGCGGCGGGCTTGGGCGGGGTGTCGGGTTCCGTTTCCTCGGGGTCGGTCGGTTCCATTTCCTCGGCGGGCTTGGCTGGGTCGTTGTTGGCGGTTTCCAGGGCGGCGGTCAGATCGTTTTGGGCGTTGGCCAAATTGGCCGCGGCCTCGTCGATCGACCTCGCCCCGGCGGACTTGCGGGCGGTGGCGCGCTCGCCTTGCATATCCTCGAGGATCTCGCCGCGGCCTTCTTGGCCGGCGTCGATCTCGGCGCGGCGGGCTTTGCGGTCGGTCTCGCGAGCTGAGATCGCGGCGTTGGTTTCGCCAGTGGTGGCGGCGATCTTGCCGGCGGTGTCCTCGTCGATTTTTTGGACTTCGGCCTTGACGTCGATGTCGGAGTCGAACGCGCTCTTGAGGCCGACCCAGGCCTTCCGGATAAACCCGACGACGGTATACCAGGTCTTTGCTAAGCCGCCGGCGAACAGGCCCCAGGCGTCGGCGAGGAAGCCGATCGTTTCGACCCAACCGGTCTCGATTGCGGCCCAGCCGGAGGAGATCGCGCCGGCGATGCCGAAAATCATTGAATCGGCCGCCGACAACATCACGTCCTTAAACGCCATCCAGTACTCGGTTAGGGCGGCGGTTCCCTTGACCCATTGGAGGTTGAGCGAGGCCCAGAGGACGGCGCCGGCGGCGGCGATGTCGCCGCGGGCCAGGGCGGCGCCGATCGCCCCGATTGCTTCGGATGCGGAGGCGTAGAGCGATCCGAAGCGCTCGGAGAGCCAGTCGAGAGCGCGGGCTCCGGCCCCGGTGGAGGTGAGCAGGTAGCCGCCGAGCGCGACGACGGCGGCCGTAACCAGGCCGATCGGCGAGAGGATCACGGCGAACGCGGTACCGATGCCGGAGACGATCGCGCCGACCATGCCGGCGACCGCCATAAACCCGGAGATCAAGGCGCCGGAGATCGCGAAGGCGGAGCCGATCGCGAAGATTGCGGCCCCGGCGGCGACCAGGCCGAGAGCGACCTTGGCGAAGGCTTGGATCGCTTCGTGGTTGGCCTCGATCCATGTGATTAGGCCACTGAAGGCGCCGGAGGCGGCGTCGGTCATCTTGCGGAGCGGACCCTCGAGCGCCTCGCCGATAGCGATTGCGACCCCCTCGACGGTGCTCTTGAGGATCCGGAAGGCGCCGCCGATGCCGGATTCCATTTCGGCGGCGCTCGAGGCGGCGACGCCGGTCGCGCCTTGGATCTCGGCGAGGAGCTCCTTGGTATTCGCGGCGGTCTTGCCGATCGCGGAGGCGGAGGTGATGCCGAGCATCCCGAAGACTTCGGCAAACTTTTTGCCGCGCTCGGCAGTCGGGAGATTGTTGGCAGCTTCGGCGACCTCGCCGAGGATGTCGACGAGCGGGCGGACGTTGCCGGCGGCGTCGGCGGTGGCGACGCCGAAGGTCGCGGTAAACTTCTCGGCCTCGGCCGCGGTGAGGACCAGCAAACGACGAAGGGCGGTACCGGCCTCGGACCCTTGGATCCCCATGTTGCCGAGCGTGCCGAGAACGGCGAGCGTTTCCTCGAGCGACATGTTGGCGTCGGCGGCGACGGGGCCGGCGTAGCCGAGGGCCTCGCCGAGCGATTCAACGGAGTTAGCGGATTTGTTGGCGGCGGCGGTCAGGCCATCGGCGACGCGAACGGCGTCGTTCGCCTCGAGGCCGAATTGCTTAATCGTCGCCCCAAGGTAGCCGGCGGACAAAACGGCGTCGGTGCCGGTCGCTCGCGCCAGGTTCATAACGGCGCCGGTCATGGCAATAATTTGGTCGGGGTTGAACCCGGCCCGGCCGAGCTCGCCCATTAGGCCGGCGACCTCGGAGGCGGAGTAGCTGGTGGTCGCCCCGAGTCGCTTGGCTTCGGCCGTGAGCTTGGCGAAGTCTTCGGCGGTCGCTTGAGTGACGGCGCGAACGGCCCGCATTCCGTCGTCGAACGCGGCGAAGGTCGCGACCGATAAGCCGAGGGGCGTAGCGGCCGCGGCCCCCATGGCGAACAGGCTCGCGCCGAGGGCCTTGGTTGATGCGCCGAAGTCTTGGAGCCGTTTTTGCGCGGAGGCGAGACCTTTAACCAGCTTCGCGTCGCGGGTTAGGAGCTCGACGTATGCGGCGCCGGCTTTAACTTGCGACATGATGCGGTCTTGAGGATTTGGCTAAGTTGCGAGACGGTGATCCGCGGGGGCGGTGTCTTTGGGATCGTCGGGTTGAACTCTTCCGGCCGGTAGGGTCGGGCGCGGCGTTTGGGGTTGCGGTTGATGTTGGCTTGCTGAGCCAGGATTGAGGACACGGCGCCCCAGAGGGCTCGGCGGCGGCCGTCGGCCATCCAAACGAGCTCGCGGAGCGTCAGGTTGGCGGGGTCGATCCCAACAATACCGGCGTTGGCGTAGCAGATAGCGAGGATGTGGGCGGCGGTGGGGGGCTTGCGTTGCGGGCTTGGCTTACCAGGTCCTCGAGGTTGATCGCGTCGAGCATCGCCTCGGCTTGGGTCATCGTCGCCGCCGTTGCCGCCGCGAACTTGTCGCGGGCCTTGGACAACAGGCGGCGCCGGGACTCCGGGAGGAAGTCGACCATGGCGTCGAGGAGGGCCTCGGTTGCGGCGTCGATCACGTCGCCGGCGATTTGATCGGCGAAGGCCTCGCCGGAGATCGCGTCGACGTCGGCCTGGGGCTTGCAAACGACGTAGAGGACGTCGACCAGAGCGGAGGGGTCGGTCGAGAGCTGAGCGATCAGCGGGCCGCCGGCGAGCTGGAGCAGGTCGAGGCCGAGCAGCTCTTGGACGCGGCGAACGGTGGCTACGGTGATCCGGACGTGCCAGACGCGGCCGGCGGCGTCTTGAAAGGTGGCCATGGGTTCCGGTGTGTGAGGAGCGAGAAGGCCTAGGCGAGAGATCCTAGGCCGTGGCGGTCAGCGGGCGATCAGACGGACGACGAGGGGCCGTCGTTGTTAATGCCGGTCCCGCCGTCAACTACGGTCGGTTTCAGGGTGACGTCGGCGGAAACGACGTCCTCGAGGGCTTGGTTGACGTCGAATCCCATAACCTCGACGTCGAGGACCAGGGACGCGCCGACGTCGGAGATCGTCGCGGTTAGCGGGGTGCCGGCGAGCCAGGCGTCGTAGAACAGGGCGAAGGCGGTATCGCCGTCGATGTTGAGAACGGTAAACGTGATCTCGGCTTCCTTGAGCGTGCCGACCAGGGCTCGCCAGCCGTTATTCTTGCGGGTGGTCGCGTCGGCTTCGGCCTTGCTGAGCGAGACGGCGAGGTCCTTTACGTTTTGGATCTCGACGCCGTCGATCAGAAGAGTAGCGTCGAGGCCTAGTTTGACGTCGGACATAGGGGGACCCAGGGGGGCGAGTGGTGCGGGGTTCATGCCGGGGAGCGGTAAGCGGCGAGGGTATTCGCGCGGGGGCGCGGGGCTTTACATGGCGGCGGAACTGGGGGCGGCGGCGCAGGAGACCA